AAACTTGATGAAGATCGCGCAAAAACACTTGACAACAACGAAACGGTATAATAGAATAGGTGTACACGAGTAATTGTGTACACTTTGCGACAGTCGCTATGGTAGCGTATCAGCCTCCAAAACTGAAAAAAGCGGGTTCGATTCCTCTCTGTCGTGCCGATAAGATGGTATATTGAAAGGACATTCTATGGATTACTACACAAGCACTGATACAGCCGTTGAGGATATTACAGCGGAATCAATTGTCAGTGCGTTGATTCGAGAACGGGAAGATGGTATTATGTATCTGAAAGCGAGCATCAAAGACTTCGAGCAGTGGCTTGAGAGTTCGCGTAACGCGCTTGCAGTTGCAGAAAAAGAGTTGGACGTACTGCGAACATTGGTCTAGCATGGCCTCTGCGCTCGTGGTGAAAAGGAAATCACAGAAGCCACAATACGCCACTATAGCATAATGGATTTGTGCGCCAGCCTTCGAAGCTGTGAATGGTGGGGGTTCGAGTCCCTCTAGTGGTACTCATACAATTCGGTATGATTCATCAACGATTAGGATCAACGATGGACAAAAACAAAAAAGATAGTGATGAGCTTGGTATGGCATGGGGAACTGCGAATAACAGGCTCCGAAAATTAGTCATCTTCTCTCTTATTCAGAAGTGCGGGGAGGATAACTGCGTTCGTTGCGGACAGAGAATTGTGTCCGTAGACGATCTGAGTATAGAGCATATAAAACCTTGGAGGGGTAATGACGTTGACCTTTTTTGGAGTGTTGACAATATTGCCTTTAGTCATGTACAATGCAACACAACGCATAGGCCAGGTGGAGCGAAATTCAAAATGGCTCCTGAAGGAACGGCGTGGTGTGGTCGTTGTCAGGATTACAAATCCGTGGAAATGTTCCATAAAGATCGTGCTAGACGAAGTGGCTACAGGGGTTTTTGTAAAGACTGCACGTAGCCTCTGTTGCGGGTTCGATTCCTGCCGAGCGCACCGACGATTGAAGAAGATAAGGAGGGTGATATGTCAGTAACACGACGAAAACTCTACGAACGTGACGCCGCCCAACGCCGAGCAAACACTGAACGTGTGATTCGACGTCGCATGAATATTATGCGCAATGTTTGGGGACAGGACATGTTCTTTTTCAATCGTGATACAGGAGACGAGGTTTGCTTTGAGGATCAGCCACATCGACTCAGCAAGTGGAATCTTACGTGCGACTGTCCATTGCACAAGCGTTCGCACGATGAGCAACGACGTGAGTATCAGCGGAGACAGAAAGCTCGTATCGACAGTGAGTTTGATGATTGGACGTCATTCGAAGATGACGCTTCCTTGTGTGAGTCGCTCTACAATGAAGTAATGTATGGCGATCCTGAGTGGGAACGTGAGATTCATCTTTTAGATTGACAACTTATGGCGTTGTTGTAAAGCAGAGCATAAGACCCTGCGAAGGTCTTGGAAAGGGTTGGAATCCCTTACGTCATACCGAGTAGTGTGTTTATAGCATAGGAGGATATATGCATTTCGTTCTTTGGCTTGCGTCATATGGTAAAGTACGCAAAGATGAGCTTATGGGATTTCTTGAATTGACAACGCCGCACAAAGAGACACTAGAGTTGAGCCTACAGAATGCAATCAGCAGCGGTCGCGTTGAAGTCGGTGCATATCAGAAACTATCTCTTGCACGGAACGAGGAATTTAGTTTCCGTAAAGCGATTCGACAGCTTGTTACTTTTGGTATTCCTCCCTATCAGATGGTTGCCTTCTTGAATAATCAGGGCATCTATGATACAATGGACATTATTGAAGAGATTGAGCAGGGCATTGTCGAAGGAATCTATCATAGTAATGGAGCAGGACTTGTTCATATTGTTTTGCAACCGAAATCTGCGGCGGGAGACTACGTGGATTCACCGTGGTATATTGAAATGCGTGAGACAATGTTGGATATTGATCGTTCTCTTACACAGGGGGTTTCGTAATGCCATTTTATCATCGTTTGCCTTCGCGCCTCGAAGCGCGACAGTGGAACAACAGTAACGATACAACCATGCTTCAGGAGTGGACAGGCGGGAGAGTATTCTATGATCCGTTTGGTCAAAATATTATTGTCGAAAAAGAAGGTGGGGCACACAAGAGACTTAATCTTGGTGATTATGTCATCAAGCTCCCCAACCGAACCTTTGACGGCATGTCCAAAGCACTCTTCGAATCGGAGTATCGACTCGAAACCTTTGAAGATGGGCCAATCTCGTCTGATCCCACGATCACCTTTGCATCCGTGGACGAAATGGCAGCAGCGGTCAAAGACGTAAGTGAGCGTATCGATCCTGTCACTGACGGAGAACCAAACACCGTTGAAAACACTGAGGAAGAAAAAGATAACGGCGTAGGTCCGTACACGACAAGGAATGGACCGTTCTGAAAAGAAATTGTAAGGCATTAAGGAAGGCTTCTGGCAAGAACAAGGGCTATCTTCGAAGGGTAGTAGGCGTTGAATAAACGTTTAAGGGTGCAAGTCCCTTGCCTTCCTCCATAATATGAGACGTCATATTATGATTGCCCTATGCGATGGATTCGCGATCTGTCCCATGGGGACATGGAGAAGTGGCGTAATGGTTATCGCAAACGATTGGAAATCGTTCCAACCTCATAAGGGTTGTCTGAGTTCGAGTCTCAGTTTCTCCGCTACACTAGGAGGTTTGACATGTACATGAACGACGAGTATAATAAAGCCATGTCAGAGATTGCCCGTGGGGAACATAAGATCAATGGAAGGTGGTACAAATGCTGAGTAATATCATTGAGTGGTCAAACGGTGGTTGGTTCAAACCTGAGGGACGACCAATGTATCGATCCTACATCAAGGATCATGTCGCGTATTTCGTGCAGGCTTCTTTTGGTGAGGATGTCAATCTGTGGAACTACACGATTGAGAACAACGGTGATACGATTGCCTTTGCACTCGACTACTTCGAGGAGAATCCTCGCATCCTGCATGCGTACTACACGGACGTGATGAACGGAGAAGTGTAGACGTCTACAAATGGGAAGTTGGCAGAGTGGCCGAATGCGCTTGCTTTGAAAGCTTGAGGCCGTAACAGGTTCAGGGGTTCGAATCCTCTACTTCCCGCTAAACGAAAGGAGAATCCAATGACCGACAGTTGGTTTCCGATGGAGAAGCTTATCAATAAAGATCGGAACGAAAAGGAAGCACAGCGGTGGGCCGATCATAAAAAGTGGGTTGAGGACCTACTCGCAGATTCCGACACGAAGGTTGGAACGGATGACGAAGCGGTTGTTGCTCACCGTGACGAACTTGATGCAGATATGTTTGACGAGGATGATTTTGCAGCATGGGAGGATGATGAACTGTAATGGTAATGTTACTTCCGATAGTCCTTGTCTTGATACCTGCAGTGTGGGCAACACTTTGGTCGGCTCCCGACAACGCGACGTATAATGAGAACGTTCTTGTGGCATTCTTTGTGTGGGTGGGCATGCTTACCGTCATTGCCATTGCGTTCTTTACGATTGTTGGATCGATTGAGCTTGCGAAGCTTGGATACGGGTGGGCAACATGAGCACAGCTTGGCAACTGTTGTTTGTGACAAGCGCAATCGTTTGAATGCTCTTTAGTGTACCGATCAGCGCAAGTGTAAAGATATGCTGCTTCTATCATTATATAGGGAGAGCCATTGGATTTGCAATTGGAGGACTCCTGATTATGTGCACAATCTACCGCCTGTGCAATGTAATCGAACAACTTGCTTCATAAAAGAAGTATTTGTCCATAATGTACCTAGAATCATGAATCCGATATAAAGTCTCGTTCGTTTACTTTATTGAATGGAGAAATGGCCGAGTGGTAAGGCGCATCTTTGCTAAAGATGTGAAGGGCGATGAGTCCTACGAGAGTTCAATCCTCTCTTTCTCCTCCAAGTGGTGATGCACCACTGATGAATGCAACAAAGGAGATACGCATGTACGTTGCACCAAAGTTTCTCCTTGCGCGACACCCTCAATTAAACGAGAGAACCAAACCCACTATTCTTTCAGGCGATACATTTCAGGTCGTCTACGAAGCACGAAAACTTCCGCAAGGAGCGCCAAACATGCAACAGCAGGGAGCACCTGCCGATGTGTCTGCAGCGTACGTGCGGTTACGCAGTGATTCCACAACGGACTTCATTGAAATAGGCGGCGTTGGTGTATCGATCCTTCCCATGCAAGTCGAACCATCCACAATGAATGTAGGAGCTATTCTCACGGTCACAGTGCCAGGAGAATTTCTTGTGCAGTCGGGGAATTACGTGTTGTATGTTACTGCGCTCTTTGATGACGATAACGAGCAAGTAACCGAAACACGTCGATTCCGAGTGAATTCGTTTAACTGATGGGTAAAGACAAGACAAAGCCACATGAGGATCGTGTCCGTGAGTTAGAATCCCCTTCGCATAAGAAGCGGAGAGAAACACGAGAGACATTGAATCGTGTTGAGCATATTGATGATTTAGACGAACTTGACGATATGTTTGATGACGAAGATGTTGAGACGTTTCAGCGCCTCAAGAGGAGACGCTAAATGACTGCAAGAACAAACACCCCTGTTTTTCCTGAGAAACGTGGGCCAGGACGCCCACCAAAGAAACCACCTGCAATTGAGTCAGCGGAGAAGATGTATGAGCGCGTGAAGCCTATCCTCCCTGCAGACGTTCGAGAGTATCTTGAGAAATCGATGCAGGGCGACGTTGACTTTGATGGTATGCTCCAAATGGACCTGCTTCTTCGACAACTGAGTATCTATATTAGTAGCGTTGTATCGTGGGCGACAGACGATGGAATTATTTCCCGAGACGTTGCCGCGTTGATCGCAGAGTACCGAATGGGTATTAAGGATCACGAAGAAATGCGACGCAAGCGCATAGAATTGGATCACAAGTATGGTAACAACGGAGGAATGGTTGACCCGACATCCAAGCCCGCGTTGGATCGATTCAAAGATATATCTGAACGGGATTCGTGATGATGAGGAACGGGCACAAGTGCTCGAAGACCTCGCCCTTACATTTCCTACTTGGTTCTTTGAGATTCTGACAGAGTTTGACGGTAAACCACTTGTCCTCGAAAAGTTTCAAATTGATTATCTCTTAGATAACTCCACATTCAAAGTGACGAACAAAACGAGACAGGCAGGAGCCTCCCTCGTTGTTTCTATGGCAAAGTACTTCAAGGCGTATTCAACGCCAGGATACAAATGCCAAATTGTTTCGATCAACCTCAGAGAAAGTGTGGACAAGATTCGCTATATTCGAAACTTGCATGACACTCTTCCTGAACGATATAAAATCCCCCTTGCAATCGACAACGCACTTTCAATTGGCTTCCACAATGGATCGAAGCAGAGCGTCGTTGAATCGATTGCGTCAAGTGGAGCGGTACGTGGTGGTCGCAAAGACCTTGTGTTTGACGAGTTTGCTCACTACTTCCCACGTGGAAAGGATGAGGAACTGTTCAAAGCAGCGGCACCTGCTATCATCAATGGCGACCTCGAACTTGACATTATCTCAACCCCCAACGGTAAAGGTAACTACTTCGACAAAATCTACAACAACGTCCCTGATCCCGAGGGCAAGCAAGCCTTCTCGATCTTCTCCCGACACGAATTCATTTGGCTTGACGTCAAGCGATTCGTCAAGGCAGGGAAGTTTGATGAGGTTCAGGACTTGTGGCACAATGTCTACAAGAAGAACATGAACTACATGCGTGATCTTGTTGAGCAGTACGGAACTGAACGTCTTCTTTTCTACTACGAAATCTATCCTTGGCCAATGTTTCAGCAGGAATTCTGCGGAGCCTTCACAACAAACGAAGGTGCATTCATCAGTTGGGACCTTGTACGTTCATGTATTAAGGGCACGGTGGGCCGAGCATCTGATGGAGTTACCGAATACAAAGAAGATGCACTTGTTGAATGGCTCAAGACGCCAAGTGACGCCGAAGGCGATGTCTATATGGGCCTCGACTACGGACAGAGTGGCGACAAGGACGACAAGACAAGTATTCAGGTTGTCGAACGTGACAAGCACGGTATTTACAAACATCGTTATTCTGAGTTTCTTAACAAAAAAGACTATGGTGACTTTCCTGCACAGGCAGATCACATTGCTCGCCTCATTCGTGCCTTCAATCCTGCAAAGATTGGAGCCGACAACACAGGACTTGGACTCGGAGTCAATCCCTTGATTCTCGAACGTGCTCCTGGTGCTCCACTCGAACCAATCCACTTCAACAATCAGTCGAAAGAGAAAATGGCGCACAGAGTCAAGTCATTGATGGAGAACAAGCAAGTATGGCTCCTTGAAAGCGCACAGCAGCTTCATGGAGAGATTGCAGGAATGCAGCGAAAGACCACAGAAGCAGGGTCCCCACAGTATTACGGATCGCCACACGATGATGGATTTTGGGCCTTGGCACTTGCGCTTGAGGTTGGAGATTCTCGTCCTGTACAAATTTACACACTCGGTGGACGATCCACCTTCCCCTTCTAAGGAGGCTACCTATGTCAATCATTCTCCCTGAGAGAGTGCGCAACGATCTTGATATTCAAAAGGCGAAGGCCGCAGACAAATTGAGAGATCGCTCGATAGGGACAGGTCTTTCTCCTTGGTCGAATAATGCAAGCTCAGCGTCGTACAGACTGCGCAATCAAGCAGGTAAAGGTAATACATGGAATGACTATTATTTGATGTATACACGACACTCGTTTGTACGCGCCGCTATCGATAAGCGTGCAAATGCAGCAGTCTCCACATCATTCAGATATATCTCCCGAGACGGACGCACAGCGGTCAAAGCTGCCGAAGTGAAGAAACTTCAAGCATTCTTTGACATACAGCCAAACCTTTTGGGTGAACTTAACAAGATTTACAAAGACCTTCAGATTTACGGTGATGCGTATTTGTACATCGTTCCTGATAGAACAAATAGACCAACACGGTTGAAGTGGCTCGATCCGTCCACCATTCTTATCGATGCGGACGACCACGGAAACGTGACGAGATATTATCAAATTAATCCAAACAGTGTTGCACGCGACGATGCGGTGACTTTCAAGCCTGACGAAATTCTTCACTTTAAAATTTCTGATCCTAAAAACTCGTTGTATGGTCTTTCGCCTCTTGAGTCTCTTCGATGGGCAGTGAATACAGACCTGTACGCGCAACGCTACAATGCTGCATTCTTCAAGAACAGTGGTATGACGGGTACGATCATTTCAATCAAAAGCTCAAACACAAGTGACATTGCACGTAACAAACGGTGGCTTGAACAATACTATACGGGACCCGACGCCGCACACACGCCAATTATTCTCGAAGGTGATATGGAGATTCAAGTCCATAAGGCGGTTTCGTCTCAGAATGAAATGGGCTTCCTTCAAGGAAGACGTTATGTTTTGACTGAAATCCTCGCTGTGCTTGATGTCCCGCCAACGAAACTTGGCATCACCGATAGCTCGAACAGAGCAACCTCGAAAGAGCAAGATAAGACATTTCGTACGGAATCTGTTCGTGCGCTGCAAGTTCTTGTCGAAGGCGTTATCAATGAGCAACTGATTCTCAAGAAACTCGACGTACAGAAAACCATTATTCGTCACAGTGAATCAGACCTTTCTGATCGTATTGAATTGATGGAATACTACACAAAGGGTGAGGCGTTCGGTGTCTTTAGTCCGAACGAAGTTCGTGAAGATTTGGGCAAGCCTCCTGTTTCAGGTGGAGACGTTCACTTCTTGAATACGCCAACAGGTTCGATCCCTCTTGATCAGATGCAGCGCTATTTCCAACTACCAAGCACAAACGAGGATAAGCTTGTACCGCTTACGCCTGCGGATCGCAAAGATGACAGTGAAATCCCCAAGGATATTAACGTCAGCGTTCCTGCTACAGCCGCAGCCGAGAAAGCTGCACGAGCAATGCAAGATATTTCAGAATACGTACAATTCGGTCATGACGGTTCGCTTTTCTCAGCGTATGCACACATGCACGATGTTGAATCCGATGCCGCTCTGACAATCCATAAAGCACTTAATGTATCTGATGAGACGCTACGAAAGGGCTTGATCTATCAGGCTGTCAAGAGTCTCGAAGGAGTAATCACCCATGCAGAATCAACACTTCTCGATGGAGTTACCGATTCAGAAAGCCTACAGTCAGGAGATTGATGGCGAACAACGAATCTTTATCAGCGGTATTGCAAGTGGCACAAAGCTCGACCTTCATAACGAGATTATGGCTGAGTCTGCTCTTGACGCAATGCTTAACGCTATTCATAAAGGTGTGACACTCAGCAATGGGAAAACATCACACCTACCACTCCGATCCTCTCATAAAGGTGGATGGGAAAATAAGATTGGTTGGCTTGTCGATGCCGAGCTTGACGCAGAGAAAAATCTTTGGGTTACGGCGGAACTCGATCAAGACAACGCAAACGCGATGACGTTGTATAAGCAGCTTCAGCGCGGCGATCTTCCAAACAAACCAATTCAGCATGGTCTTTCTATTGGTGGAAAGATCACCGATTATGTTCGCGAATGGCATACGGAGAAAAGCAAGTTTGTACGCATCCTCAAAGGCATGCTTCTCGATGAGATTAGTGTCGTTGAAGAGCCTGCATATCAGTACTCTTTTCTCGAAGTTATTGAAAAGTCGCTTGGCGACACACAGGAGAATCTTATGGACGATAAAAAGGTAGAGCACACGACCATCGAAGTCGTGATGCCAGAAACATTCACCAAGGGCATTGCAGACGTACTCGACGTGTATAAGGCTCTTACGCTTAAGTACGATGAGTTGATGGTTCAGAAGCAGGCGGCGCTCGATGAGGCGGCGAAGGTTCCTTCCATTGACGATATTGTAGCAGTTCAGGAAGAAGTTGTCAAGGCGGCAGTATTGTCTGCAGTCGAAGCGATGAAGACTGATGTTGTACAACCGCTTGTTGATGAACTCAATGCGCTTAAGTCTCGCGTAGAGGAAGTTGCGTCAGAGCCAAACGACAAGTCAATTTCCGTTGCGAAAGATAAGAGCACGAAGGATGATAGTCCTCTTGCGAAGTATCACGAAAAAGTGACCAAAGGTAATTCAATCCGAGCGGCGATTGAAGCGGCAGGCATCAGCGACACCGCTCGAAAAATCATGAGCTAATTCTTATTTAGCTAGGAGAATCATATGGACGATCAAATTCTCGATCAGGGACTACTCGACACGCAGAAGGCTGCTGATCCATATTCAACGACAAACACAAGTACACTCGTACCAACGATTTATAGTGAAGGTATTCGTCGATTCTTCGAAGATCGAAGTCCTTTGTGGAACATTCTTCGAAAGATTGATTGGAATGGCATGAGCTACAGCTATCGTGCACAGACCTCGCTTCCAACACCAAGCTTCCGCTCTGAGTTGGAAACGCTTCCTGACGCGACACGCGCAAATTGGGGACCATCTGACTTCCCGCTCAAATCCATCTACATCCGTGGTGAGGTTTCGGGACAGTTGCAGGTTGCTTCTCAGACTGTTGTTGGCAGCATGATTGAGCTTGCTGTTCGGAACGCATCTGAAGGTCTTATTCGTGGACTCGAACTCAAGCTCATTACAGGCGACAGTGCTGTTGATCCTGACGAGTTTGACGGTATCGCGAAGCAGATCACCAACACCATGTACATCGATAGTAATAACAACGGTACAGGTACCGCAGGCGACTTGACGTTTGCGCACATGGACCAATTGCTCCGCACTCCTGCAGGTGGCGGTACCACACACCTTATCATGAGTCAACGCATGGCATCCAAGGTCAGTAGCTTGCTACAGCCACAGATGCGATACGATACCGCAGAGGTTGACGGTGGGTTCAAGGTTCGATCTTGGAACGGTGTTCCTATCATCGAAGTCTTCGATCCGCACGGTGGTTACTTTGGTAACACCATTCTCGCAATCAACAATAACTATATTGTTGTTCCTATTTCCAAGCAGCCTACCTACGAGGAAATGGCGCACGTTCGTGACTCTCTTGACTTCATCATCAAGAGCTATCTTGCTGTCGTCGTTGAGGGTCCTTCCCGATACCACGCGAAGCTTGTCGGCGCATCTGACGTCATTGTGTAAGTTTGCTAATAGTCGGTGGGAGCGCATTGTTCCCACCACTATTCTCGTGTAGGGAGGGCCGTATGGCTACAAGAAAAATTCGATCACAAACTCGTGGTGAAAAAGAACTAACGGCTGCACTCGTTCAACTGACTGCCGTCGTCAATAGCCTCAAGACACAGGTTAATGTGTTGGTAACTGAGGTC